TGTCTTCATCAATATCATAACCGTGATATTTTCTACTGACATTTGTTTCTACATCATATCCATAGTCCTTAAAATCTTTATATAATTGTTCTACTAATGATGTTGTAGGTACTATAATTAAAACGTTATTGTTTATCATATTTAAATAATGTCTTACCAACATATAGATAATAAGTGATTTACCTGAAGCTGTAGGTGATAATATAAGACCTCTATCGTATTCTAAGGCAAACTTAAACGCATTTATTTGATAATCCCGAGGTTTAATAGAGAGTTCATACTCTTTAATCATACCGTCTATATCGGCGGCTGAGACGTTGCTACGTGTCAAAATATCACTAGATTCAACTATATGTACGTTTTTCTTCTTACACCAGTCTTTTAGATAGGGATACAGACCAACATACATTTGACCTGTTGCATATGAATAAAGTCTTATCTTGCCATCCCAAACTCTATTACGAAACTGTGGTGTAAACTTATAACCAGGCACCTCAAAAGAGAAATAGTCTGACAGCTCTCTACGAATAGAAGCATCAGCATCTATTTTGATGTAAACATCATTAAGTTTATCTACAATTATATTTTGCATATCAGACAAATGATTTTCCTACGATCCAACCTACTAAAGATTTTCTTATACCTTTAATAACAGGATTAACTTTGTGCCAAACAAAACTAGGAAAAACTATCATAGTTCCTACTTGATTATTGTTTAATTTTATATACTTGTTTTTTTCTTGTTTAGGATGTGGTATACACAGTTCAAACTCACCACCTTCATAGTCATCATTTAACAACAAAGTAAAACTTAATTTTCGTATAAGACCATTTGAATATGGTTTATTGTGTGTGTCAATGTGCCAATCGTAAAAATCATTTTCTTTATAAACAGTATATTGAAAAGGCTCATATTCTTTTAAACCAAAGTTCCAAGTTTTGTTACATATCTCAATTGTAGATGATAAGGTATTTTTAATCCACTCATCTCTAATCCAAGACACAGCTGACTTACGATTATTTTGATTTCCCTCTTGTATCTTAGCATCAATTAACTTTTGTTGTTCTCCAGTTGCAATTATATCATTACAAATACTTTTTGAAATAACCGACTGACGGACCTTGTATGGCTCAGGAGTAAACATTTTAGATAATACCAGAAGTAAACTTCTTCCACTCTATAGCGTTTTTGATTTGAAATGTACGATTAGATATAATACGAATTGTTTTGTCTAAGTAATCTACAACACTTTGTATATAAGTTACCTTTTGTTCTAACTTAATTAATTCATCGTCAGCTTTTAAATATTTGTCAACGTCTTGTTTAAGTATTTTTAAATTAAAAGGTTTCTCTTGGTACACACTAGGGTCGGCTTTGCCAGTATAATATTCCCATTTTTCTCTCAATAATCTATCTCTATCTTGTTCAGTTTTCTTCAATAGATTTATATATTGATTATGAAACTTACAGTACTTGTTGTGTAGTGCTGGGGTTTTTAATGATTCTAAATCTAATTCAGTATCATTTAATTTTAGGTCTTTTTCGGCTAATGCCTGCAATTCATCAAAGGTCATAATATCTCCATTATATCAGTTATTGACTATTTAGTCAATGGTTAACTTGTTGTTTCAATAGTAGCACTAGCACCTACATTTGCAAACTCATATATCTTATACTGAAATGTAACACTAGCTGTCAGATAATCCACGTCTGTGGCTTGTTGATTATAATCTAATCCAGAAAGTGAAATAGGATATACATCTCTAAATCTGATTTCTACGTTAGAATTATTTTTACTTGTTAATACAAATAGTGTAGCGTCTGAATACAAACCACCATCGTCTGGTGCCATTTTTGATACTTGTCCAATTTCACTAGAGTACGTTTCGTTTGTTGTAGTTGGATATCTATCTGAGCCTGCATTTTGCAATGCTCTAAATTGTGAATAATCTTTTGGAAAGCCAAGACCTGTAATCCAACCGTGTATCTCTCTATAGTTTTCTAAATTTTCATCAACCAAAAAAGATATGTTTAAAGTATCATAATCAACTTTATCACCAGGCATTGGTACATCTTTTAATGGTGTAGCAAAAACTGAAGTGCCTAACGTAACACCAGGTATGTTTGCAGCTGTACAAAAATATTCTACTTTAGGAAGTTTAATAATACTAAACTTAAACTGTGTAGGACTTGCATAGTCCAATTTAGTAGGTTGTCTATTATATGAGTTTGTAGTAGTCATACTACTATTTATCTGTTTGTTTATCTACTTCTTGCCACTCTTTTTCAGTAGCTTGTTTTTCTAGTTGTTTTTCAGTTTCAGTTAAAACAATCTCTTTTTGTTCTACCTTTTTAATCTTTTCTTCTAATTCCTCTAATACATTTGGTTCAGGATTAAGATAATTTAACCCTTGTGCAACAAGTGTCATAAACAAAATTACAGCTAGTACTCCTAAAATTTCTTTAAATGGTGTTCTTTTCCACATAGGTATTTCTTTATAAATTGTTATTCTTTCACTATAAAACATAATCTACTTTTATTTATGCTAAAAAAAAGGGCGACTTTTTAGGGCCGCCCTTTTAAATTTGTTTGTAACAAGTATTACATTAAGTTAACGATTTGAACTTTTCTGTAATATCTGTTTGCATTAGCAGATGTTAAACCATCAGCAGTAATAGCGTCAGACGCACCAGCACCAGCAAATGGGTTCGCTACTAGACCGTATCTAGTTTTGAATCCAATTTTTGGTTGGAATGTGTCTTGGCCAACTGCTCTTACCATTTGTAGAGGTACATATGGGCAGTAGAATATACCAGCGTCATATGGTGAAGTACCTTTGTAACCTACTACAAAGTATTGTTTAGCAGCTGTATTTGCTGAATATGGATCAATGTAAACTTTATATTTACCATTTAATACACCAGCAAATGTGTTACCTGTGTCATCAACATTTAAGTTGTTGTTTAACGCAGGAGTGTAGTCTAATACACCAGCCATTTGTAATGCAGAAGCAACATCAGAAGAACAGATAATCATATTACCTTTTCCTCTTCTTGTTCTTTGTGCGATTACGTTAGCATCTCTCTCTAATTGGAACATTAGGCCTTTAAATCTTTCAACAGACCATCTACCGTTAGAGTCTGTATCTAAGTCAAAGATACCTGCAGTTGTTGTATTAGTTTGAGCACCTTGTTCAGATCCGATGTAAACTGATCTTACAACTTCTCTATTGATTTCCGCAAGGATCTCAGCAGATAAGATGTTTGATAATTCAGTTTCAGCATCTAAACCGTGAATTGCTTTAAGGTCTTGTGCTAATTCCATTGTGTACTCAGCCTTTAATGCTCTGCTTTTTGCAGTCACAGTTGATTTCTCAATTGAGAATGCCATTTCAGCAAACGCATTACCAGACGCATCACCTAATGCTTCTGCATAGTCAGTAGTCATTCCTGATCCACTTGTGTACGCACCAGCAGGTGAGTCGTTAAGTACAGCTGGGTTAGTTCCAGATTGTGCTACTCCTGTTTTATTTGCAACAGATGATCCAGCAGCATTTCTGCCTGAAAAATCTGAGTCAGCTTCGTCAAAAAGAGCTTCACCACCAGCTTGAGATGCATATCTGCTTCTCATAGCAAATATCAAGCCTGTTGGACCTGACATTGGTTGAACGCCTGCAATATCGTAAGCGATAAGGTTAGGCATTGATCTTCTAACTAAGCTAATTAAAATAGGATTCCAGTTTTGGATTGAAGAACCAGTTGCGTTAGTAGGTGCAGCTTCTGATAAGAAAGCAGCATCTTCTTTTAACGCCTTTTCTTGGTTCTCTAATACCATTGAAGTAACGGCTCTTTTATAAGCATCGTTGATCTTTGGAAGATCAGGATGTTCTAAAACGGGCTGCCACTTTTGTTGTATTGATTCAGATAAAAACATTTTTCTATCTCTCCTTCTTTAGTTAATTAACTAACCCTTACTTTAAGTAAGGATTTTTCTTTGTTTTACTAATTGCAGCAGTATATGCAGCCATTGATTCAGACAAGTCTAAACCAGCATTGTTTTCTGCTACTTCATTAGATTCGTTATCACTCGCCTTAGATTTAGGGAAGTAAGAATTTTTTAAAGTTTCTACACTTTTTCTAAAACTGTCAGCGTCTTTATATTCAATACTTTCTGCTAAACCGTTAAGTTTGTCAGCCTCAGTTGCAGCCAAATCAGCAGATACATCTTTGATAATATCTGATCTTGTTGATTCTGCAATCTTTTGGTTTAACTCAACGTTCTTTTCGATAGTTTTGTTAACTTCTTCTTTTAACTTTTCTATCTCAGCAGCTTGATTCTCAATTACATCATATTTCTCTTGTGGAACATTAATGTAGTGAGACTCAAATAAAGATTTAAGACCACCGATAAAATCTTCAGTAATCTCATTTCTTAAGCCTTTTTCTATTGCCAATTCGTTTTCTTTCATCCACTCCTCGACAACATAGTTTAGATAAGCGTCAACTTTGTCAACGATTTCTTCTTTAACTTCAGAAACTTTTTCGTCAACTTTTGCTTCGTATTCGCTTTCTAATTTTTCAATTTCTTCGACAAGTTTTGCTTTAACAGCAGATTCGAATATTGTAGCCGCTTTTGCTTTGAATTCCTCTGATAGGTCTTCACCTTCAGTTAAAGCATTAACGTCTTCTTTCATATCCATATCTTTTACTTTATCTTTAGCAGACATTTCTTTTTTCATTTCTTTTTCTTTATCTTCAGATTCAGAAACTTCTTTTTCTTTCTTGTCTTCCTTGTCTTCAGCTTCAGACATTTCTTTTTCGTCTTTTTTCTTATCTTCTTTGTCTTCAGCTTCTTTCATATCTTTTTTCTTCTCGTCTTCTTTTTCCTCAGACTTTTCATCTTCTTTATCATTCTTTTTGTCTAAGTACTTTTTAAGACCAGCTGGCATTTCGCCTTCTTTCACTTCTTTTTTCTCATCATCTTTTTTATCAGCGTATTCTGCCTCTTTCATATCTTCTTTTTCTTTTTCGTCTTTTTTCTCGTCAGCTTCGTAAG